CCCATCGCCTTCACGACGGCGTCCCTCGAGACGAGGTTCGCCGCCTGCCTCGGATTTCCTATCGACAGGGCGAGGGCGTTGATGCCGACCGACGCCTGGATCGCCTTCATCGCGCGGATGAACCGCGCCCGCAGCAGCGGCTCGAAGTAGTCCGCTGCCTTGTGGAGGTCGACGTACTCAGCCGGCTGCCTGGGCATCGAACCTCCTGAGCAGGTCGTCCGCGCACGCAGCCCACGGCACGCCCGTCGCCTCCGAGACGTCGAGCGCCGCGGCCATCAGGTGCAGCGCACCGTACTCCGGATCCGGCTCGTCGATGACCGCGTCAATCACCCGCCGCCCCGCCGCGATGACCGCTGGGTCTTTCGACCTGACGATCCTCGCGCACCGCTGGCGCAGATGCCGCAGCTGCTGGCGGTGCGACTGGTGGCGGATCCAATCCTTCCGCTGTTTCATGATGAACTACCGCCCACCCATAACGAACTTCAAAGTTCGTTATCAAAGGCTCAAAGATAATCGCAAAAGCATCTTGCCGAAACGCAAGCACATCCTCAAAATCCTTCGAGTTGGTCATGACGGCTTCCCGAGCTTCCCGACGAGGCTAAGCGGCGCCGGCTGGATCTTCCGGCTCGCCTGCGCGACGTGGTTCCGCACGACGTCCATCGCGACAGTCAGGAGCCCGTACGCGAGTAGCTGGTTGTCGATGGGTCCAGTAACGCCGACGTTCCCCGCGTCGTCCATGACGATCTCGATCTTCGCGACGATGTTAGGCATGCGGTGCTCCCTTGTGCTTGAAGTACTCGATCTGCTGGAGGCGCTTCGCGGCCCGCGCCCGAGACATCGGCTTCGAGAGGCGCTTCTTCCCCTCGGCGTCCATCACGACGTACCGGCCCGGGCCGACCCTTTTGATCACGCGACCTCCAGGAGCAGAAGGAGTTCATCCTCCTCGAGCCGCACGAGGTCGGGACCAACGACGACAGAGGAGACCCCGAGCTCTATCGTGGCAAAGGACGCCTTTATCCTGGCCGCAACTGCTGGAAATGAAACGCCCGCTTGGGCAAATACCGGCGCGACGACGACCCGCGCCCCCGACGACGCCCCAACGCCCCCCAGCGTCAGGCCAACGAGGAGCGTCTCTACCCGCGCCCCCGTGCTGGCGACAACCACGATGGCCCCGACCGTCGCCGCGACACCCACGCTCCGAACCGACGCACTCGCGGCGGCGGCAACCGCCAGGTGAGCATCAGACAGCAGGACCTGCGCGCCGACGCCGTCCAACGACACCTGAGCGTGGTACCTCCAGGCACGGGCGTCCTCCTCGACGGCGATCGCCTGGCCGGCGTACTGCCCTGGGTAGATTGAGCCGGGGTATCGAGTGCCGGGCATCCTACTCCTTCTGCTCCTTCCTCACGAGCGTCATGGTCTCGTAGTTAACCTCGTCGCCGTCCGTCGCGCCCAACAGCTCGCGGACCCGCGCCTCGAACTCCGCCTGCGCCCTCTGTGCGCTCTCAACCTCGGTGGTCGCCTGCTGGAGGAGAACCTGCACGAGCTGAAGCTGCGTCTGGTGGAGCTGCACCTTGAGCTGTGCGGACTCCATCGTCTTGGTCAGGAGGGCGTGCTCCGCTTTCAGCTTGTCGAGGTCGGGCGGGGCGCCCTGCGCCCTCGCGCCGATGGCGAGCACGAGCAGCACGAGCGCGACGAATCCAGCCGTGCGAATCATATCGGGTCTCCTTCTCATTGTGGCAATAGTTTCTCGACCGCCTTCGCGTGCAGCGCGGTCATGATGTCAGCCATCGCCACCTTCTGCGCGGCGGTGAGCAGGGCCTTCACGCCACCAGAACGAGACTTTCATTGCATCCCTCCTGGAAGTGTTGTCGAACAGGGCAGATCCCGTCCGGCCGCTTCGGTGAGCGCTTGGCATTGCGGCACCGTCAGCAGCCGCACGCGCGTGATGACCTTCTCGGCGGTCCAGCCCTGGAGCGTCGAGAGCGACACGCCGAGGACGGCTTCAAGGGCCTCGCGCTTGGCATCCGAGAGCGCGGCGATCCGCCGCAGCACGGGCAGGATCTTCGCTTTCGCGCTGCTCACGACGCGGTCCTCCGTCGTCACGGCCACCACCGTGCGGTCCTTGGCGGGCAGCCCGGCCTTCGCACGCAAGGCGTCAAGCTCGGCGGTCAGTTCCTGCACGGCCGTCACGGTCGCCGCCAGGAGCGGGACCAGATTGACCGAGAACACCCCGTCGAGATTCTTCCCAACCGCCTCGGGGAGATAGGCGAGCACGTTCTGCGCCGAGAAGCCGGCGTAGAGGTTCTCGGTGTCGAGGCCGGAGGCCTCGTTGTAGTGGAACAGGATCGGACGAAGGCCGAGCAGCGCGTTCAGCCCCGGCGTGTACGGCCCCTGGATGTCTTTGAGTCGCTCATCGGATACGCTCGTGATGTTGCCGCTGGCGTCGAAGGTCGCGGTGCCTGCACCATATGGTGCCCATGTTTGTGTTCCATTAGTATTTATTTGAGCGCGTAATGTTGTCCCACCCGCGTAGAAGCGGATCGCGCCGGAGGCGTGTGCCGTAGCCAAGTCAAGCCCGCCGGCTGTCCCGGTATAGATGACCGCTCCGTACGCATGCCCGAGGAAACTCGAACCAGTTGAATTATCCGCTCCGAAGTACGTGACTCCTCCGGTATTGGTCACACGCAGATACACATCGCTCGTTGCCGTCGTCGGTGTGATTTGAACTTCATTACTGGTGGTCTTGACGAAACCGCTACTCGTCACAGCCCCCGCGTTCCACACGCCCGACGTGACGGTCCCGAGCCGCGTGATGAGATCCTGAGTCGCGCTCGTGATTGTCCCCGAGAGTTGAGCGGCTGGAACCGCCGTCAGGTTCGCCGCGCTCAGCGACGAGAAGTAGGTCGAGGTCAGCGTCAGTTGCGGCGTGGCCGTCCCTGCCGCTGTCAGGCGCCCCTGCTGATCGACCGTGAACGTCGGGATGGCGGTCGCGGACCCATAACTGGCCGGCGTGACGGCGGTGTCGGCCAGGTACGTGGCGGCGATGTCGGTGCCCTGCCATACGCCTGTCGTAATTGTTCCGACATCATTCCCCGTCCCGTCGAACTTGACGTTCCCCGCCGCGACGTGGATCGCATAGTTGGACGCCCCTACAGCCGACGGCGCGTTCTCCACGTACAGCGTGGACGCCTCAGTTACGGTCGCTACGCCTGCGGAGATCGTCGGTCGGTACAGATAGGTGCCAGCCACGATGGGATGGTTGCCGGAGCTATACTCCGCGATCGTTGGGCCGATCCCAACACCAATAAGGTCACCTCCCGAGTTGCCGGCAGCGATATCCCCGCCAAAATATGCGCCGTACGCATATGGCCCTGCCGATGTGAAAGACCCCCGGACGTAGAGCCGAATCGTCGAATTAACCGCCCCACCGATCGCGTGCGGGCCGCCCCCTCCCGCCACGAGGTTGCCTGCAAGAAACAAGTTCCTCGGCCGGGTAGCGCCGAGCGCCCCGATGTCGTACGTGTCGTCGGTGAACCTCAGCGAACTAACCATCGTCCCGCTAAGCGTGAACGTAGCCCCAACAACGAGGTTGCCTCCGAGGTAGACGTTGGCCGGACGGTTAGCCCCCGACTGTCCGATGTCGTACGTGTTGTCCACGAAGAGCACGTCCTTGGCGAGCGTGCCGAGCCTCGTGATGTTGTCCTGTACCGCACTCTGGAGCGTCGTGCTAATACTCCAAGTGCCTGCCGCGTCCTGCGCGACGCCCGTGCTGCCAGACGTATCGAGCCCCGTTCCACCTTCCGCGGCCGGAATCGGAATTGCCGAAGGCGCGGCCGTTGCCACCCACCCCGTGTTCGTCCCCGCGCCGGTCTCCTTGCGGTAGAACGTGGTTGTCGCGACCCCATCGCGCCTCAAGTACACGTCTCCGACCCACCCGACGAGCACGCCCTCCGGGCTGCCCGTGCCGGAGCACACCCGGCCCCCGAGTGTGCCGAGCGTCGCGTTCGGCTGGACGCAGCTCGGAAACTGAGCCGTCTGTGCAGAAACGAGAACAGGCAGCAGGTAGCAAGCTGCAGCGAGAGCAATTATTCGCAAGCGCATGACACCCCTCAGATCAAGATGAACCCGTACGCGTTGTACGGCGACGCGGCGCCGCCTACCGTCGCCCTCGTGCGCACTTCGAGTTCCCTCACGGCCGCCGGCAGGCTGAACGTCGTGGACTTCACGAGCGCGAGCACGGTGTTTGCGAACACCGCCTCGACGATCTGCGCGCTCGTCGTCCGGTCCCACAGCTCCGCGTACGCTGTGTCCGCTGCTGTCACCTGCCCCATGAACTGGAGCTCGAAGGTCAGCCCGACGAGCGCAATCCCGTTGACCTCACGGTAGACAGGGAAGGATACCGAAGCGTACGCCGTATTCTCGTACGCCACCGACGCGCCGCCGAACGTCAGCCCTCGCAGCGCCGTCGGCCCGCCGCTGTACGACGTCTTCGCATTACCGTTCGCGTCGAAGACCGACCACCCCCGCGCGTCTGTGAAGGAGAGCTGGTCACCCACTTGTAAGGTCGCCGTGAAGCAGGCCCGCTTCGTCCCATTGTTGTTCACCTGGACGGTCGCGATCACAGGGGCCGTGTCAACGTTCACGAGTGAGAGGTAGTTCAACTTCCGCGTGGTCGACGCAGCAGGAGCCGCGACGGCCTCCACGGCTACCGCGCCAGCCGTCACCCCGTCCGCGCCTGATGACCCCGTCATCAGAAAAGACGCCTGGTCGATATCCACGTAAGAGCAGACGAAGGGCAACTCGGCGGTCGCGACGGCACCCGCCAGCTTCACCTCCAACGACTTCGTCGCGGTATCAAGGGAAAGCATTAGGCCCTCATCGCCACACGCGCGGCAACCGCCGCTGCCGAGTAATCCAGATCATCGAGCATCTTATCCGTGATGGTCGCAGCGATCTGATCTCCCGCTCTTACCGCGCGAGCAACGCTGGACTCCTGCGCTCGTACGATCGTGAGCATGTCCCCCACGACGTTAGTCACCCTGGCAACCTCAGCGTTGTCCGCGAGCGGCTGCACGTTCCTCGGCCACAGCGTCACGTTGAATGGCGGCGTCGGGAAGCGCGCCCCGTGGCCTGACGTCACGGTCAGCGACGTCCCAGCCTGAGCGGGGGACGGGGGAGATGCCACCGTCGAGTAGGCGAAGTTCTTGTGGTCGTCCACCTATCTCACCTGGATCAGCGCGGTCTGCGCCGTGGGCTCCGGAAGCGTCATCGTGAACGAGCCGTTGGTGCTGACGAAGACCTGCCCGAAGTCTATTACAACCACCGCTCGGTTCCCCTTCGAGAAATTGTAAATGAGCGCGCCCCTCGCCGCGAGCGTCGCGTTTGGCCACACGGGGTCAGCCCAGTCGAGGAGCGCGGTTCTCCCGTCGAGCAGCGCGCGGAAGTCTTTCAGGGCGACCCCACCGGCCTGGTATCCCGGTCCGAAGACCTCGCCCCTGGTCGTGTAGGTCGTCGTGTCCTCCCCGAGGTCCGCGTCAGCTGTGTAAAGCGCCATCCGGTAGATGTCCCCAGGTTGGTGGACCCCCTGAAGCATCTCCAACTTAAACGAGTTGACCAGGGCTTGAATGATCATGACTCCCTTACCCAGTGATCCGATACCTAACGTTTCCGTCCCCGTCGCGAATCACCTTCTCCGGGGGTGTGACGACAGGCTTTTCCTCCGGCGGCGTGAACTCCAGGTCGAGCGCCGGCTCCGGCCTCAGCGTCTGCCCCTCGAGAATCGCCTTCCGCTCGGCCGCGGCGTCGATGCCCTCGCGCCCCCAGCCGCCCGTGGCGAGGAGGTGCCACCACGTCTCGTAGCTGATCTCCCCCGCCTGCAGCGCGGTCAGCGCGACCTGGACCTCCTGCGGCGTCGCCCGGACGTTCAGGTACTCCTTGTTCAACTCGACCCCGACCTCCGTGTCCGCGGGTTTCTCGGCCGACCCCGCCCACCACGCGACGACCTGGAGGACGAGCGTAAGCCCGAGCTCGATCGCGCCGGCGACCGTGCGGAGCGTCGCGTGCTCCCCGCTGTGCCGCATCCGCACCGCCGACGCCGTCTCCGACGTGGTCGGCGCGTCCTCGATGAGCCGCGCGCCGAGGCTCGCCATCTGCTTCTTCTTCTCGTCCATCGCCGCGACGAGCGACGCGAGGCCCGACCCGGTGAACTCCAGCATCCCGGCCGAGCCCTGGACCTCGAGTTCCCAGACGACGCTCGGCCCGATCTTCATCTTCCCGTCTGCGGATGTCGCCTTCGACCCCGCGACCCATGGCGTCGGGAGCGCGATGAGGTGCAGCCCGTACTCGTAGTCGACCGAGTTGCGCCAGTGCCCAAGGTTCACGTCCGCGAGGTCGATGAGCGGTGGCTTCTCCAGCTCCGGCGTCGCGTGCGTCGCGCCGAGGAAGACGAACGGGATGAACGGCAGCGGCACGCCTCGACGCATCGCGACGACCGGATCCTCGACCGGCGCGAACTCCGACGCGTTGTCCGCCTTCGCGCGCCAGACCTGCTGGACGCACGTGTTCTCGACGAGCTGCACGACGCGGTACTGCATGGCGTTCTTGCAGGCGAACTCGTCCTTCTCGTCCGGGACCTCGACCACCTCGCGGAGGACGACCATCGTGAGCACGTCGTCGCCGCCGCGGCTCTCCGTCCGCCAATTAACGATGTCCTCCGCCCGGTAGCCGCAGAGGTACGGGCGCATGTCCTGAGACTTCTGGCTCGGCATGTCGACGAGGACGCCGAACCGCCCGGTCAACATCGTCTCGCGCGACGCGTCGACGGCGAACGTCTCGAAGGGCACGTTCGTCAGCGTCACGTCGTCAAGGTACTCCTTGAACGGCTCGGGGAACTCCACCTCCGGGGGCTTCTGGAAGATCGAGCCGGTCATCCCCTGCACCGTACGCATGACGGCGTTGTAGAAATTCCCGCGCTCGCGATACGCCTTGTTGCCCGCGACGTCTGTGCCGGGGAGGTCGGGCACGTACTTCGACGCCGCCGCGAGGACGGCGTCGCGGCCCTCGAAGCAGTCCCGGAGGCGCGCCCACTTCGGGAGGAGATCCGCGTAGTCTTTTCGTTGGGTGTTGACGGGCATCGATGATCACCGATAGAGATACCGTGACCGAAACGTCTTGTCCGTGTAGTCCTTGCCGTGCTTGAGGAGATCAGACGCCTGGCGTGCCAACCACGCCGCGAGCTGTCGGCGCCCGCTCGCCGTCATCGATCCAGGTTTCTTGATTGTCAGGATTGCCGCGCTTCGCTCAGTCATGTTACTTCTCCTCATCGTCGAAAGCCGAGGATCCAGAGCGCTGCCGCAATCGCCCATGGTCGAGTCCGGTCATTATCGGGATCGACGTAGTACAAATTATCGATCGCATCATCACGCGATCTAATCGTTGGTAACGATAAGTTTACCAAAAGACGACGCGCGTAATCCTCTATCGACTCACCGTCAAACGGCACGAACTCTGACGCGTCGCCCGCCCTCGCACGGGATTGAATCACCCCCACACCGCCTCCAGCACCCGGACCTCGCGGCCCGGTTCCAACAGCACCGAGTTGAATGCGCACGACGACGCGTCCACCTGGTCGTCGTGCTTCGCCGTTGGGAACCCACACAGCTCGGTGAGGTAGGGCTCGATCCACGCATCCTTTACCGGGTCGCCCGTGCGCAGGATGTACACGTTCCCCGCCTCGCACTGCGCCCGGAACGGCTTCGAGCGCGCGACCTTGTCGTGCGAGATCACGACCCACTTGTAGTCGACGCCCTTCAGCATCCGCGCGCGGGCGTCGACGACCGCCTTCCCCGATGCGCCGCCCTCTTTCTCCTCGCGTTGCGCGCACGTGAACTTCCCGTCAAGCGTGGCCGTCTGCAGCATGATCGCGTCGACTTCCGCCGGGCTCCACTGCCCGCGGGCGGCGTGCGCAATGTAGAACTGCCCTGAGGGAACCGTTACCCCGTGCTCGTTGACTCGCGTCCCCTCGCCGATCTTCACACCCGCCGTCCAGTCGCCGCCACCCTGCGTCGCCGCCGTGTCCCAGCCGCGGACGCACCGCGCGAGCTTCGGCAGGACCTCGACGAACTGGAACCACTCGCGCTTGAACATCCCGCCGCCGCTCGGGGCCGGGCGCTGCTGGTAGAGTCCGCTCCAGTCATACTCGCCCATCCCGGCCTTGCGGCGCGCGAGCTCGGCAAGCGGGTACTTCGCCGGCCACAGCGGATCGCCCACCTCGCGGTGTTCGTCCGCCACCTCGGCGATGGCCGGCAGCGAGATGACCTCCCACTGATCCGCGTCCGGGTTCTCCGCGGCGATCTTCAAGAGCCGGCCCGCCAAATCGTCCTCGTGCCACCGCGTGAGGCAGAGGATGATCGCGCCCTCCGTGCCGAACTGCCGCGTCGCGAATGCCGAGATGTACTGCTCCCAGACCCGATCGCGGTACGTCTCACTCTCGGCCTCTGCTCGGTTCTTGATCGGGTCGTCGATGATACCGAGGTCCGATGTCTTCCCCGTGATGGCCCCCATGATGCCAGCCGCGACGTAGTAGCCCGTCCCTCCGACGACGTCGAACTGCCCCTGCGTGCGTTTCTCCGCGTCGCGGGACTCCGCAAGGCGGACGCGCGGGAACAACCGCCCGTACTCCGGCGTCGACATGATCCGCTGGACGTCGCGGCTCATGTCCTGCGCCAGCGAGTCGCTGTACGAACAGGCGATGATGCGGAGGTTCGGACGCTTGCCCAGCGCGTAGGCGGGGAACCGGCGGCTCACCTGCTCAGATTTCCCGTTCTGCGGCGGCTCGAGAATCATCAACCGGCGGCACGTGCCGGCGAGCACCTGGTCGAGCTTCGCGGCGACCACACGGTGGTGCCAATTGATCTCGTAGTCAGGTTTCGTGTAACGCGTGAAGGCGAGGAGCGTCCGGCGCGACAGCTCGACCTCGATGGCCTCGCGCTGCTTCAAGATAGGCAGTGTGTCTAACACAGCGAGTGCGGTCATTCCACAGACTCCGCCAGCGCCTTGTGCCTCGCGAGCAGCTCCTCGGTCGACACCTCGGTGAGCTCGATCGGCCCGCCGCCCTTCCCGGTGTGCTCGACGCGGTCAGGGAACAGCCCGACGTGGCGTCCCATGAGCTTCAGCGGCTGCGGCTTGTCCCAGAGCTTCACCTCGACATCGTACGTCTTCCCCGTGATATTTCCATCCTTGTCATACTGGACGCGCGTCTTCTTCTTGATCGACTGGATCGCGCGCATCGCGCCGTCGGGTGCGCCCTCCGTGAGCTGCACCTGACCCTCGTCGTCGACGTAGTAATGCTCAAGACATGAGTTGGCGAGGAGCGCCATCTCCTGGAGCACCTGATCTTGTGTGACATTGACGCGAGAAAGACGCTGCGCTTTCCCACGCTCGACGGCTGCAGCAATGTTAGAATCTTTTAGAAACTCACACGCAGACTCAGCAGCAGACGTGGGGGAGTACCCCGCGCGTATCGCCGCCTGCGTCCCGTTGAGATCGATGAGGTACTCGGCGACGAACGCCGCCTGGCGTGGGTTCAAAGGCTTCGAGGTAGGATCTTCAGACAACAGAGGTCCCTCGCCTCCATACAATAGACTGTCAAAACCCGCGTGTCCAAGTATTTTTCATTGAAAAGTTCTGCTAGTCTGACATCAGCGACATCATTTGCATCAGCCAGCGTGGTAGCGCCTAGAGATTAATAATAACCAACACGTGGGTTATTTTTTTCTATATATAAAGCTTTATATCTGATGTAAATGATGTCGCTGATGTAGAGGCTGAC